TCCCACATGTAATCGAGGAAACGATTAGCCTGATCTGGGTAAAGGAGACCATTACCTGAGAGAGCATTAGTATCGCCAGATGCGTTTACAGCATCAGAACCAAGATTAGTTGTATCAATTACTTTTTGTAGAAGTTCATTACTCATTTATTATTTCACCACCTTATTTTTTTCTAGATTATTTTGTCAAGCTATTAACACCGAGGAAAGTGCCTTGCCATAGACTTTTTTGCATTTTTGTTTCGCCAGATGGAGCGTCAACCCCAACGGACTTCTTTACTGCACTCGCTGATTCAAATCCTGCAAAACGATGATCAATATAATCAATCTTCGAATACATATCTGTAATGGACTTGTTGAGTGTCTCATACTTTTCGCCAAGCTCTGCGATTTGCTTCTGAACACTAGTTGATGTTTCCTCAAACATCTTTGTGATCTCTGCAACAGCTGCTGAGCTATCTGAATAATTCTTTGTCAATGACTCACCAACGAAGGTCTTAAAGTCGTTAACCATCTTCTCAAAATCAAGAGTATTCTCGACCTCTGAAATTTCAACAGCCTTCTCAATTGCCTCTGGAGCAACCTCTGGTGTTTCGTTAACTACAGCAACTTCTTCAGCTGGAGCCTCTACATCAGTTGCATTTTCAACTGCTGCTTCTGTATTTTCTGTCATTTCATTACCTCCTTCATTTAGTGAATTGTCTTCACTCTTTGTGATTTTATTTTGATCAGGATACATAAGTGTTGCTACTGTAGTATCAACTACATTAGGCATTACATTTGTTCCCGCCAAACCTGGAGCTGCTGACTCCGTTGCTTCATGTGACGATGTTGGAGCATCATCTTTCTTAAAATAAGAATCAATTACTTTTTCAATTGATTCAAACTTTTCAACATCTGCTTGTTCAACCCAACCAATGTTTTCCATTTGATTGCCACAAACAACACAGTCACGTGACGATGCTGTTGATGTTGAAGATACTTCATCAGACTTACACCAGAAAACATTTTCTGTTACAATGCCATCTGCCATCTTCTGAATAGAAAAAATATTTGCAAGAGGGTTAGCTGGGGAATCAACAAGTGACAACTCATGCAATTCATACTTATGAATTACTCTATGTGAATCTTGTCCATCATCTGACTTTTCCATTTTTGCATCTACAATGTTTCCACCAATTGAGAAACCTGTGTATGTACCATCCAAGCACTTTTCCCAAGCATCTGGAGCACCCTTAGATACGTATGCTGTTACATAAATTCCGTTATATTTCTTATTTGTCTTTGGATCAAAAAAAGAATCTTCTTTAAAACTTAACATCTTACCTACTGCAGAAGGACCGTGCATTTCACGAATGTTCCCTCTAAAATTATCAAACGCTGCCTTGCTTGCCTCAGCAGTTACAACGTCTCCGTGATGATCTACGTTGTCCAAAGACGCAAATCCAGAAACGGTTCTTTTCTCCTTGTTTACCTTTGCAATAGGAAAGGAGAGAGCGATAGAAGACTCACTGTTATTCCAGTACGTTTTTTGTAGTTCCATATGTAAATAAATAATATCAAGTTTTATAAATAAGTCATAATTTTAGGTGATATTTTTTATTACTCCTGAATTGATTTTTATGACTTTTTTAACGTCAGTTCCTTCTGGTTTATAGGTATCAACTGGGGCAACTGGTGTTGGAACACCTGAGTCTTTGTCTTCAATATTAGACACGTAAGGCGTTATTATATGTGAATCGGGAGATACATTTGGGTTTGCCATAGAGTTATGGGATGCCAATCCTCCAGTTATAAAGCCTATTATTGGATAGGCTAAATGGGCCAAATCACGCTGAAATCCCGTAGCAGCCCATGCAGATATGGCTCCAGTGAAGGCTATTCCTAATTGTTTTGCATCTGCAACACTAAATTTAAAATGATGTTTTATGCTCATAATGAACCCTTTAAAGTATCATAGACTATTTGAGGAACTGCTCCTGCTTTTACTATGATCCCCGCCTTTTTATCAAAAATAACAAGAGCTGCCTGGGTTTGAGTATTCATGGTTCCAGTGGCATATTTTTCTACCAATAAACCTTTTTTAACAAGGGCTTTTTGAACTGTTAAAACTGCATCATTTGATTGACCTAGTACAAAAGAATTTGCTGTTGTTGGAAAAGGTGGGGCATAAAATGCTGTAGTGGTTGATGTAGAAGATGAAGTAGAATTATTCACTACACCTGAATGAGTCATCCCTAAAGTTCCTGCAACTCCTGTACCCACTGTTGCCACGGCTGCTGTTGCCTTCTTTCCCGTGACACCTTTTGAAACTGGGGCAAGAGGTACTGGATATTTAGGTCTTACAATTGCCATTACATATAAATATGGGCGATGCTCTCTATAACATCCACCACCATTTGCTGCTGCTTTTGTATTTTGATCTCCAGTATTAAAACCAATTGTGGTAAGTCCATCTGCAGATGCTGCTTCAACAATTTCTACATGCTCTGCAACTCCTGTGCCCCAAGAAAAGAAAACTAAATCTCCTGGTCTAGCCTGATATTTATTTACAACTAAACCTTGACGTTGAAACCATTCTAAACCTGCAGGACAGTATGCAAAACCTTTTGGTGTTTGTGCAGCAATTAAACTTGATAAACCAACTTGTGCAAAACACCACGATACACCCATGGCACAATAACTTGCATTTGGTATTCCATACCACATACCGTATGGATTTTCGTTATTGGCTCCTTCAACAAAACCAATCTGACTACGAGCAACATTTAATACATCTAGTGCTGTAGCCATTAGTTACGCCTGCTGCCTTCCCTCACCTTTTGGTGCACGTGCTGTGCCCATCTTGTCTGGAGCATTAACAGATCTTTGCTGATCACGAGTTTTTCTTCCGCTTGCATCAGATTCTGCATCTTGTGCAGCTTTTGGATTAATAATAAGAACTTCATCTCCACCTTCAAGTGGTGCAAGTCCCTTACGTGCACGAACTTCGTTAGGAACAATGACTTGATCCTTAAGATAAACATCATCAATTCTTGCTTGAGTTTCTTCATCTGTAAGTGCAAGTTCATTAAATCTAAGAACAAATGCGTCAGTAAATTCCTTGATAATTAAGTTAATCTTAAACTCAAGTTCCTCTTGACGTGGACGACATACTTGTTCTTTAAATGTTTTGTCAGCATCTTTAGCATTTGCTAGAGAGATACCTTGAGGCATACCAATCTTAGAAACTGGAACACGGTGAGCAATGAGAATACGATCTCTATTTTCTACAGCATAGTTGTTAAATGAAGAGTCCTGAATTCCCGCTTCAATTGGCTCCATATTAAACTCTACACGGCTGTTTTCACCATCGGATGGAAGAGGGATATAAAGCGTTCTGTGGTTTCTGCCACGCAATCCTGTTTGGAAAAATTCAAGCAATTTACGCTCTGATTCAGCAGTAAGAACAGCTCCCTTAACAGTAATGATATATCTAGGAACAGCTTTATTTTCAAAGTAGTCTAAATTATATCTTTGTGCAAACTCATCTCCTGCAACTGCGTTCTTTGCTGAAAGAATGTCTGGCACTCCATAGTAAGTATTGGAAGGAGTGAAGACTTTGAAGTGAATAACTTCATTTGGCTGGGGGTCAGTTCCAATCTGATCTGGGGTCTCGGTATCACCGAAATTTCTAAAGAATGTATAGCGGTTATAAACAACTTGTACAAAGCCATCACGGTGACGACGAATACGCATAGTAGTTGTAGGAATATGTCCTATATAACCAATCTTTCCTGTAGCTGTTCTACCAACTTCAAGGTAAGCATTCCCAGTTGACTCTAGGTCAATAAAAACCTTCTTCATGTTCTCAAGGAATGAATCATCAGAGTTCATGCTCTCAAGATAATCTCTTAGTTCTACTTTTGCTTGTTCAATCTTTGATCTTAGCTTGTCAAGCTTCTTTGGATTATCCATAGCATCTTCAATTTTTTGAGTTGTAGCCCATGTATCTTCAAACTTATAACCTAACCCAACAACGTTTGCTGCTTTAGCATTTACTGCTGAGTGGTGATATGGGGATACATCGTAAAGCTGTGCAAGGTAAAGCATGTTGTATGGTGGTTGAACAATCTGGAATAAAGAGTATCCTGTTAAGTCAAGTGGGTCAAGTTTTTTTGACTTTGCATCTTGTCTTCCAGTAAATGACTTTTCAAGTCTGTTTGCTTTGCGTCTAAAGTTTTCAGA